TAACAGAACTCGGCGTGAATACAGTGGTGCCGTTAGTTGTTACGTTCCCGACTATGCTTACGTTCCCGCCAAAAGAAGAAACGGTCGAGGTCCCAGGACTTCCTGTGGACGTGATGTTGCCGTTGGCATCTACCTTAAACGGACAGGTCTTCTGGTTCGGACCTGTGCAGTAATCGACCAAGTCCGTAACACCCGCTGATTTTGCGATCATGACAAACCCTAACAGGAACATCAAAACAATGCCTGTTAAGCGTGAAATGTTCTTCATTTAAAGCCTCCTGTTAGTCGGGCCGGATGTTATCCAAATTCTGTGCATTGGGATTATCCGGCTCAAGCCGCCGTTTCAATTCCTGCCAACGTCGTATATCCGAATCATAGTCTTTCTGAAACTCCAGATTATGGCGAACCGCTTTGGCTTTGTCCGAGATATCGTTCTTCGGCCACATCTCGTTTTTGGTGGGCATCTTGGGGATGATCCGGCCTTCAATCTCTTTGATTTCCTTATACGCCAGGTCTTTTCCGTCCCCTGAGAAGGTGATTTCATCGTCCTTAGCCAGAAGCATCTTCTTGTGATAAAGTTGCTTTAAGACTTTGGGGTCGTCCTTCTCGCCGTTTAGGTTCTGGGCGATCGATCGCTCGATCATTTCCACTTCATGGGCCAGAGACTTCCGTTCACTGAAACCCAGTTTCTGATCGAGTTTTTCCACCGATCGTTCCATTTGTTTCGTCGGATCTATCTCTGCCACACCACCGGATAAACTAGCCAAACTACGTCTTGCCATAAGAGTCTCCTTTCAAGAGAACGTCAATTAGCTTGCTTTCGCAGGTTCCACGGGAGCCGGAGCCGTTTTATCTTTGGCGTCCAGCGCCGCCTGGCGCAAGGCCAAGTCCGTCGAGTTCAACTGCTCGTTAGGGAAGTCTGCGAACGTCAGAGTTTTAGACATTGATATCCTCCTTAGCGTTCATCTCGGATACAATAAGCTGAACCCTTTTAGGATCTTGCCTATCTTTCCAGAACTTCATTTCCAGAAGTTGGCGTTTCTTTATTTCTTCAAGAGAGATAGGCACCTTCCCCGACAAATACTTCCGTCCATCTCCCGTAGTATGAAGATTGTAATTTCCGCGAGAGACTACAATTCTCTCAAGAAGTTCAAGAGCTACTACGATTTCTTTTTTCTTAATAATGACATAGGGCTCAATCGCCTTAAAGAAAAAAGAAACTTCTTCAGCCTTTCCAATCTCCCACCGGCCAACTTCCGTTTGCTTACCACTCATCGTTACTTGTTTCTGTGAACGAACAGCGCCGCCAAAATCCCTCTGAAGTAAATAAAGGATCATCGGCTCTTTTTGTGTAACAACTGCCTTCACTGCGATGATGAATTTTTGATTATGAGTTTTACTGAGATACCTCTGGAGACTAACGCAGCCCTCACCGTCGAATAAACCTGCCCAATAAGCTGGAGATGTCTGAATGTCATTCATTTGATTCCTCCTGATTTGATGTATTAACAACGGAGGAATCTTACCATATATCTCTACTATATTGTCAAGTTCATTTTTCATTTTACGAGTTTCCAATTCTGTTTGGAAAGTTAGCTATTCTCTGCGTAGACCCATCTCCAGTCGGACCATCCGAATGAATACCTCATATAACCTGCGAACTTGGCCACCAAGGTGTCAAATTCTGAGTCCTTATAGAATTCCGGTTTAATCCTATCGAACCACATGAGAAATTCTTTCATGAGTTTCGAGTCGATCAAGTACCAGTGAGTCCCAGACGTGAGGTAGTTGTCCCACACCACGAGCTTATACCGACCGCGATGGAAGTTCGGGTTGTTGTTAGCCGTATCCACCTTACCGTTGGAATTGATAATTTCAAAGGCATAGGTTTCAAGTTGCATCGGCACGAGCAAGAGGTCGGGTTGGATGGTCTCGAAGTTTCCACGGTTCGTCAGATAGCCCTTCATCTTGATACGAGCAGTGTCGACTTCCGTAGGAGACAAAGACGTGGTTCCCAAGTTGGACTGTGAGGGACCGCCGTTGTTCGAGGGATGCGCCGCCGAACCCAGGGCCTGGCCGTCACCACCGGTGATACCGGCATTGAAGGCATTGTTAAACACACTGGCTGCATCGGTCTCGCGTTTACGAAACGCTGCCAAGCCCAACTTCTGAGGCCGGCGTGAGATCACACGGTACAAGTCGTCATCTACCAAGGTGCGCTCAATTTTCATTCCACGGGCGAACTGGGCATGGGTGTAGTTCGTCTTGTAACCTTCTCCGGTATCGTCATAAGGGACTTGTCCAGTGAACGGTGCAAAGTCCAGAATGTCGCCATCTTCCAGGTCATGTTCCACGGCCTTCATCGAATCCTGAATGTTGAATAAAATGGGTGCAATAGCTTGCAGACTTTCCAGCCACCAGGCATCGGAAAAAACCTTCCGTAAGCCTGGCTCTAACAGGTCCGGCCAGTTCGCTGATGTATACACTGATTCCTCCTATGTGAGATTCTAGGGGGAGTAGAAGCCGTTAAGCCACTACTCCCCCACTTTCAATTAGTGAGTACCTAGAACGCTCTGCGTGAACTCAATCAGAGAGTAAATCGCCGGAAACACGCCATTTACCGTAGGGAAAATGATGTTGTCCGTTTTGGTCGGATCCAAGAGGACGTTATCGAACCCTACGCTTCTGACGTAATTTTCAAGGACTGTCGCCTGCACAGTCCCCTGAGCGGCGGTTGCAATACCGATCTTGTCCGCGGTGGTGGTGAGAGTCAACAAAGGCGCTCCCAGGTAGTAAATCTTCGCTACCTTGTTCGCCGTAGTGATCGCCGCTGAGGTCGCGGTCTTAAGCGTCGCCACACCGGCTGCTACGCTCGCCACGTAATGCAATTCACCGTTGTCGAAAAACAACCACCCGCCAGCAATTGTTTCAAGCGATGTCACGGTCACGGAGGGAGTACCCGTTGTTACTGCGGTAATAGTCAAACCGTTGGTAAAAACCAAAGGCGTTCCCGACAAAGCGTTGTCGTATTGCGCCTCATACAGGTTCTTGGAGTTCATTTCCAAGTCGGTCAGGATATACTTGGTCCCAGCAGAAGGGTCGTTGTCCAAGGTCGCCGCATTAAACGGCTGATCCGTCACACCCAAGAAAAGTCCTGCCATAGACGTGTTCGCTGGCGCAACGATACCGTACCCCTGGTTAGTACCCTGAGTCGTCCCACGCACAATCGCCGCACCTTTCACGATATTGGTGGCGTTTCCAAACAGCGGCCAAGCCTTTTTCCATGACTGCCCCATTTCGGAGCTTCCACGATAAATCATAAATCTACCTCACTAAAAATAGATAAAAGAGTAGGAAAGGGCTTATAAGAGAAGCGTCAAGAGGAACGACAAGAGCAGAGATTTATTGGTTGGTTATATCGACACCTGAGCCAAACTCCCGACCTATCAAAGCACCATCAGGTGCAAAGGTCCCACAAAACGGGCATCCCGATACGACATTCGGTTCCACGGACTTGTACTGATACGAAATAGGCGCGGCCCCAGCCGGAACCGGAAGGTTCACAGTAAGCGTTTTCGGAGCCGCATATTGGATCCCAGGGGAAAGAAGGGTGTCGCCTTGAGCATTGGTGTCATCGTCGAAGTTCCACCCACACATGGCGCATAAACGGTGATGATCTGGTCTATCGGTGGGGTAGTTATACTTCGCCTGAATGATGGTTTTACCGTCACCGGCAGAACTAGAGGGGTGTAGATCACGAAACATTAAAAGCTCCAATCTTCCTCTGCCTATAGGTACGCTCTCGGTGGCAATTCGCGCACACCACATCACACTTCTCAAGTTCTATTTTAAAATCTTCTAAACTACAATGACTAGATGCACATATTTTCTTCTGCGATGGATCTCTGTGGTCAAACTCCATAATCCAAGGATTAAATTGTTTTCCACAATCTTTGCATGGTTGCATTTTCAACCTATTCTTAATTTCCATTCTTCTATCATTTGATTCTCTTTTAAGACGCTGGTAATTCTCTTTATGTTTTAAATAGTCATCACGTCTTTTCTGCTTACATGCTTCAGGATTATTAATCCGCCAGGTCTTTAATTGTTCATATCTTCTCTTAAGCATCTGTTCTCTTGTTAATCCTAAAGACCTCATTAAACCTTCCCGCCTCCATGTTTACTCATCAACGCCACTAAGTCTCGATCCGCCGCACCCGCTGACCTTACATCAATTTCAGGAACTCTCACCGTTCTCTGCGTGATTTCTCGACGACCCTGTTTCTTTTCTTCACGCATCGTCGCATAATCTTTTTCACTGACTCCGGCTATTCGGGCGTACTGCTTTTCTTCGTCTGTGAGTTGGCCCGCAGCTTCGTCTTCCTCTCTATCCTTGCCGCCAAGACTCGGAGCGGCAGGATTATAGGCAGGAGCAATACGCTCGTTACGCCCGCCGCCAGAAGGAGTCTTTGCTTTAGGCTGAGAGTCCGGAGCCTTGTATCGTCCCGCATCGACTTCACGCCCTTTCACCATCCAAAAAATCTGTTCGGCCAGGTCCGCACCCACGGCAATCCCCTGGTCCGTGTATTTCTTGTACTCGGCTTCGTAGGGTTCGCGCAAGAAATCAAAGTCTTTATGGGCCTCTCTCACCTTGGTCTTTGAGAGTTCGCTTACCATCGGCGCCTGCGAAACGGCTTTGTCGCGCTGATAGGTGTCGAACTGGGCGTCGGTCCAGTTCATCTGCTTCTTCATCGTCTCGCGGTAATCGTTCGCTGCTTTGTTCGCATCAGGCGCAGGTTGACTGGAAGGAACCTTCTCGTCCTTCTTCTCCGACTTCTCAAGCTTCGCCCTGACTTCTTCTAAAATCTTATCCGCCGCAGACGGTTCTTCTTTAACTTCTTCATCTTTTACTTGTTCTTCATTAGCCATTAATAGTCTCCTTAGCCCTGCTTAGTTGTTCCCGAAGTTCGGGAAGTTCGGTACGCGCTTTCTTTGCCAAGTCCAGAACCTGTTGCGGTCGTTTCATTGCCATCTCTGCCTGTTCCTTTAATATCTGATGCACGAAAATCGTGTGCGAGGCGTCTTCTAAGAGCTTGGGCGAGTATTGGCTCATGCCTTCCAGACACGAATCAATCTCCGCCTGATGCGCCTGAACGGTTTGTTCCAGGTCTTTTAAGACTGCTGGAAAATCCGAATCCGCCATAAGCCTTTCATATTTTTCACTTTTTTTCAACACTTCCGTCCAGTAGGAAATCGCCTTCTCAAGTTCTGGAACCGTCGCCGCTATCTGATCGATTGGATTTTCCATGTCACCCCTTCTTGGTCAAAGACCCAGGCGAAACATCTGGACCGCCCTGCCTCATTCCTGCTGCTTTCTCTTTTTGGTCGGGTTTGTCCCCTACCTTCTGCTGGATATTCCCATGCAATTGCGCTGCCCCAGGATGCTGTACGGCCTGCTGTTGGGCTTCCATTTGTTCCTGTTGGATCTGCTCCAAAGACGGTAAGAGCTTAACAATATCCTTTTCCCCCGTATCGAGCATGGTACGGCGAATCAGTTCATGGCGACGAGCTGGAACCCCTCCCACCATCGGCTCTTGGTTCCATATCTGCCAGCGTACTAAGGCCCGTTGCTGCGTCGCATCCTTATTGTCCATCACCGTAGTTCTTGCCACCGCTACGTGCATATTCTTAGACCGGAGTTTGGTTCTCTTGATTTCGTTCCCTATCCACTTCTCAGTAGCGGGATTGTACTTGGCAAAGGGAATTACCATATTCGGAGCGAACTGATAGAACAGTTCCAGTGTCTGTGATCCGACTTCGTTCGTGGGAGGCAGAAGCTCTTTAATGTAATCATCGACTCGGATATTCGATTGCTGAATCTGGGCCTGAGCCTTCTTGCCGGACGCCCGAGGATCCTTGGTCTGAGGCGTACCCGCTCTCAGCGATGGCGAGTTCCCTACTAACCATTCCGCTAACTGGAATAGGGTTTGTTCTTCCTGTTGGCTTTGACCCATATCCGTCTGTTTGATTTCAAGTTGGGTCATGCCATCGGCTTTATTGACCTGAAACACCACGCCTGGATAGAAGTGCTGATCTTTGCGGGAGAAATCAATCGAGGTCTCGGATAAGAGCTTCTTAAAACTGGGAACCGTGGAAATCGCTCGGGAGTCAATACGCAGATGATGTTGGGTATCGCACTCCTCATTTAAGTCCCAGAGCATGTCCGTCAGGCATCGTCCTTGCAGGCGGTTAGTCTTTTTTCTTATCCTGAAAGGGATATGGTTAATGCGGTTGTGCCAGTAGGGATAATCTTCAATCCGCAAAAGATGTTTGGTCTTGGGGTTATACAAAACGTGATACAACTCTTCTTCTCCATCGTCGTTCAGGTCTATCCGCAAATTGCCGCGGATTGGATAGTATTCATCCGAGGTACGAATCGGCGTCGATGAAATACCTTCATTGCGGTTCTGCTGCTGAGATTTAAGCATGGCTTCCACTTCGTCTTTATCCAGCCACTTGTTGTTAACCCCGACCCTGAACCAGTTCGCCCTCTGCTTGAATTGTTCCCCGTGGAACACTGTGTACTCCAAGTTCGGCGCGTCCACAGGGGCCCGCACAAAGTCCTTAAGCTCAATAATCCTTAGCTTAGGCCCCCTGAACTTCACGACGTTTTCTTCGATCTTGATTTGAACCTGTTCACCCGCCGCTAGGGACGCAATGTATGAAGTGTACTGCGCCTCCGAGATGCCAGCCTTTTCCGGTGAATCAAACTCCGCCTGAAACTCTTCGATCGTATCATAGGCGTCTACCCGATACTGCTTACCGATTTCTTCCACCCAGTCCAAGACACCGATCGATAGCGGCGTCACCATCGAGTTGTAATAGGCTTCGGACAACGATTCATTGATCTTAAGTTGTACCTTGGTCACGAAGTTCAGGAACCACTCGACGTTCGGATCCACTTCTTCCCCGCCCACGGAAGGCGGTATTTCTTCCTTGACCATCCAGATCGGGTCGTTGTCCAGGATGGTGGAGGTCACAAGACTATGCAACCCCAAGGCATGAATCTCAATCAACGGCACCATCAACGAACACGCCCCAGGCCAGGGATCGGTCTTAGGACTGGATATGCCTTCTAAGCGGTTGTTGTATTTAAGGAGTTTGGAACGCAGCAGGCTGGTGTTCGAGTTCCACTCGCGATAGCACTGATCCAGAAGGTCTACAACCTTCTTCTTATCGGCCTCGCTTAAGTTTAAACGACGTCTGTAGATGCCATGCTTGAGCGTAGCAAGGCGAGTGATCTTTGTATGCGGATCAATCTCTGCCTCTTTCGGCGCTGGCGGCGTCAGCCCCAACGCCACCTGCTCGTCAGATGTCAACGTCGGCATTTAGGTAGGTTTCGATAACGGCGCTTTCTTCGAGTCCGGCCACGCCATAGCTGGCGTGTTCTGAATCCGCCGTTCAAACGACGCGGACGCTCGGTCTTTCTCGGACGCCGGTGGCGTCTTTTCCTGAAGCTTCTTGCCTTCACCCGTCTTAAGTTGTTCCTGGCCCATTTTTCATTCCTCGCTTTCGTTTGGTTCTTCTAGGCAGATCGGCTCCGACCCTTCTCCGCCTAACGCTAAATCTTCCGTGATGTCCGTGAGTTCTTCATCCATTATTTGTAGCGACGATTCTCGTTCTTCCGTAGTCCCGAGTTCTTGTAATTCGGGAAGGTCTTACCGTTCACCAACTGCTCAAAGCTTATGTCCGCTTTTGAATGGGTGCCATCGGATTCGGCCTTGACCCGATTCGTCGGTTCCTCGCTGTCAAAGTATTCATCTAGGTTATCCGAGTGCTTCTTAAAATTCTGGAACTTAATATCGACTCGGCTTTCGGTCTTCGGCTGGAACTTTTCGTGTCGGCTCATATCGGAAATCTCCTCCGAGCATTTCCCATCATGCTCTCTAAATCTCGGTCTGCGGTATTCTCGTTGTGATGAAACGGCGACGGCATATTGTTGTGGATATGAACCTCCACCTTCGACGAGTCTTCTTTCTTCGCCTCGGGAACAGGAGGGGTTTCTTCCGGTTTCACCGAGGCCATCAGCGCTTCCCAGTTTTCCTTCGTGAACTTACGGCGCTTCTTCTTAATAGCCACGCAACTTTCCTAACGCCAAGTCCGCAGGATTCTGTTTCTTCGGTGACATCGTGTTCTGGTTCACCGAGACTGGCCTCACCCCAGCCTTCATGTTCTTCGACTTCCCGCGAATTTTATGATGATTTTTTGGTCCGCCCTTTTTTTTCATATCAATTTACCAGTCCAGGACGAATGATCCCGTTCTTTTTCTTGTTAATCATTTCCTGTACCGCCCTCTGTTGGTAGTGGCCTTTGACAATATCCTGAGCTAAAACCAAGGACCCGATCGCCTCGGCAAAGGCCGCAGGCTTTCCGTCCAAATAGATCGTCACCGTCATCACGCCATCTTTAACCACAGCCTGATTCAAATTAGGTCCCGGAATTTCGTTCATCGTCCACTCGCTTTCTTATGAGCTTTTGTCGAAGCCTTCTTAGCTTTGGCTACATGATACGGCAACTTTTTTCCCTTCGGTGTCGCGGACTCAAATTCTTTCGCGACCTTCGGGTTATTCGCATACAAGTACCCGCGCTGTGCCTGAGACTTAAATGGCATCAGGTTTTTAAGGCCGGCCTTTTCCCGAACTTCTTCTTAGACGGCTTAAGAGATGCCTGCATCCCCATGCTATTGCCCTTGCCATAGCCCATACTGCCTCGGGCCTTCTGGTACGAATCTTTCATCATGTCTTTCTTCTTAGCCACGTAATGCCTCCTTCACTTTCGCCATCCAGCCCTTGGGCTTGGCGGGTTCCATCACGACTTCTTTAGCGGGTTCAAGCACATAAAGAGGAAATGATTTCCTGCACGTTCCGCAAAACCAATACCATCCGTGGATGTGCGCGCGGTCCATAGGGCCGTTGCACTCAGGGCAGTTATACGATTTTTTTTCATGAAAGAAAATCGAATAGTGGTTAGGAAGCATTTTAAGATTCCTGTTGTCGGACATCAATTCGATATAAGCATGGTTCATCCATATCCACTCCTAGATTGCGACATGAAACTTGGCCGTGCCACTTCTCGGTGCTGATGCATAATCGGGGTCTGGTGCGCGTACCAGACCGCAATCGACAATGCCATCACACAATCATCTTTGAACCCTTCTTCGGCACCGGTCTGGATCATTGTGATACCGGTCTGATTGTTCGTAGTCGCGGCATGAACAACAAACGTACATAACTCATCAATCGTTTGCTTATCATGCAGAACCAACAACAAATCTCTTAAGGAAGCCGAAAGCTTATCAATGATCTGCGGTTTAGTTTTGACGTTGGTGTGGAACCCGAACTCCTCCGTCTCGACCCACTTGCCGCCATCGGTGATAACCGACTTCGCCATGCGGCAAAGATTAGGATAATACATCTCCGCCAGCTTTGTCACCGTGACCGCGCCTGGGCCGTTTCTTTCGGGTGCGATGAGCGCCATGTTGTAGTAAGAGCCCAGTGCAAAAAGCTTCCGAGCCAGATCATCAGGAGCGATATGGCCGTGAAGATGAGCCACCTGTTCCCATGTATTTCGCGCCAGGACCTGTGCGCAGGCTTCATCATGAGATAGCGCGGATTCACAACTGTCCGCGCCTATGATGTACTGCCATTCGGGTTGGACTTCCTTGTAGATTTTGAGGAACCCCTGCGGGTCGGCCATAGGACTCGGACGACGGCCCACCATTTCAAGTTCACCTCTAAACTTCGGCACCGCCTGCACATGCACTGCCTGTGGGTCCGTAAGGCGATCCGGAAAGACGCGGCGGGACGTTGACTTAAATGCTTCGCGATCTGACAGAGGGTACTCGACTTCAAACTTATCCTGGTCGCCATTGTACACATCCTGGATCTGATGCCTGCGCCAGTTCATCTGCTCAAGCGTCAGTTGATGGAACTTCATGACCGCTAACTCCTCCTGCGTCATCGTTTTGACAAATTGTTCCTTCACGCTTTCGATGAGAAAGGGCCTGACGTATTCCTCGTGGTCTTTCCACGGCAAAAATATCGGGATCCACTCGGTCTGGCCCTGTTCGTAGAGCCGTTTCTTTTCCTGCCAGAACTGGTGGAAATCACCCAGGCCATTAGCTGTAGTTTCAAGCACCAGGATAGTTTCGGGTTGGTCAGGTATTGAGGGTAAGAGGCCAGCCATAAGCTCTTTAAATCGCGGGTAGAACGCGACTTCAGTGAGGTGCGCGTAACGGTAGGTATATTTGCGGCCAGCCCGTTTATTATTAGCCGTCTCAATACGGATGCCCGACTTGGTATGCAGAAACTCCATACGTCGCTCATCGGACCTGTTTTTTTTAGGTGTAAGGTGGGGGTGCTGACGTGACATTCCGTCATAAAAGGTCTCGTTCATCTTGAAGATGTCTGAGGCGCCTTCCTCGTCGTCGGCTAAAACTAAACCCTGGCTCACCCCGCGCAGAGAACAGAAGGCGTAAATAAGCGCTTCGCATAAAGTCGAGGTTCCCATCTGACGGCTTTTCAAGATGACAATACGCACAGGGATCGCTTGCCGACGCTGCTTCTGAATGGCGTCGATGATCCGTCTTTGGCTCGAGTTCATCTTGAACGGCATCAAGTCGCCGTCCTTGGTCTTGATCTGTAAGTACCCCTTCTTGAGTATCGCTACCGGATCGTCTGAGAACGCCGATTTCTCGAGCATCATCGCCGTGTTGGGATCGGAGGGGTCGATGGGCCGTTGATAAGGAACCGGCGCCTGATCCACTAAATCGCCTCAAAGGTCGTAAAAGATTTCGCGTGCCAGATTCCAAGTCCCGCGCCATCCGGCTTCTCAATTCTTGAAAGCCGTGCCACTCGTACCACGGTGTTTCCTTTGGCTTTGGAGTATTCAATGGCGAGCTTCCCCGCTTCTTTCACCACCGGATCCAGTTGATGAGGTTCATGGTTCTTGCCTTCGATGCAAAGGACGACGTGACTCCCGCTGGCCCACACCACATGCAGCCACAGGCACTGGGGATGAAGCGCCTTATGCTCCGCCACCAGGCGTTCATTCGACATCGCGTTCTGACCCACCCATGCCGTGTAACCGTCCAAGTCGCGTTCAATAACGGCATAGACATCCTTCGGCGGAAGATCGTTTTCTTCGATGCGAGCCAATATGTCAGTGGGCAAGCTGGGGATCCGGTATCACAGGTAAAGGAGGAGGCTGCAAGAGCTTGACCGATTCCGCGAGCTTGTTAATCTCTTCCACCGTATCTCTTAATAGGGAAACGGTGTCGTAGAGAACCACAATCGGATCCACGACTTTATCAGGTGAGATGATCGGTTCCTTGTACTCGCGGTAGGCCACGGCGAGGTTCACCCAGCCGTTGGCGTCGGTGTTCATCTCAAAGGCCAGGGGCTCTCCGATATTTAAATCGTTCATCCACTTCTCAATATCGGCCATAAATTTAAAAGGTTCCCTGCGAAAGAACCTGACCCGTACCCCTGACTTTAACTTAAAATCCGCTTCGGTCTTAATTTCCGGCATGAACGCCATGAGCTTCCTCCTTGATTTCAATAGCTTCAATTTCTTTCCACTTACACCAACGCCACGATTCCCCCTTTAACGGGTCATCGTATTTGTCGTCCTCATCCATGATGTCGCCATCGAGCGTAAAACCCGCCGCTCCGTTAATGATAACGACACTCCCCACCATCACCTCCGGTATACGCCACGCAATCACCGGATCGATCGCTTCCACTACGCCTCTGCGAAAGGCATGGTTCCAATGCTTCTTTTTGTCAATCAACTCAAGCCCTAAAGGATTGTGATAATCGTCCTTAATAGGAAGCATCTTAATTAACACCCTGCGTCTGGGCTTCACACGACCCGCCAATAAACTCATGCCACCCCGAAGTTCGTCAGATACCCTTTTCCGTTACATTGGCTGCAACCCACAACCCCTAAACTCTGGTTGTTCGAGTTCTGTTCCTTCGTCCCCGCGTCATACCGCACCACGTAATCCGTGTCCGTGTACATCCCCCCTGAACCATTGCACTGCGGGCAAACCGTCATCGTCCCTCCTTAGACCCCAAAGTTTCTATAAATGCCTGTGCCATTACAACCGTTGCAGATGCTCTGCGTCGGAACACCACTCGGCACTTCCACATTCGTTGAGCCCGCAAAACAGGGGTCAATGTCGCCCCCGCCCACCAGTAACCCCTGCTTCAACTGCACCTTGTCTCCACTTCCTCCACAATCTGGACAGACGGTCATAGTTTCTCCAATTCCAGGGTCATCCCCTGCATCTTCGTGATCCTGTACAATGCCCTGCCATGCCCATAAATCTGTATCAACTCTTCCACCCTTAACTTCGGCTCTACCATCACATCATCATTCACTTCCGGCAAGTGACTGGTATTGGAACACGTCGGGCAGATATGCGGTATGGGCATCAGCTTTTCACCGGCACACTAAATATGTGTTCGTGCGTGTACGTCAAGTGACAGTCAGGGCAAGTGACGCGCGCTTCCTTCGACTGGAACTTCAGGGGAAGCTTTATGATCCCAGGATGATATTCTTTGATGCCCTCAATATCTTTTTCATCTAACCGAGCTTCTATCCATCCTACCCCGTTACCTAACAACACTAATGCCCGATCCCCCACACCCAAACTATCCGTCATCCCCTTCACCACTAAATTCCCGTTCGCACTCGCGTCCCCAGGCAACGCCGTAAAGTAAAGCTTCATAATCGGTAAATTCAATAAGGCCATCACCGCGGTAACACCGGCTGACCACAGCCATCCCGCACTTCCTTGAACGCTCGGTCTAAATCTTTATCGATCTTCGATCGGAAGTTGTTCATCGGAGTCAACAAAAACGTCTTAACGGGTTCACCGTTTGGAATCGATACGGTTCGTCTTGCGATCAATGTGACCTTTTTGTTTTTCTTGCGCAGTAATTTGGGTCTGGATATAGATAAATGGTTTTGCGTTTGGGTTTGGGGGGCGGATCGCTTGCCCGCGCGCACACGCCTGGCCCCACCCCCGCGAGTGACAGCTATCCTTCTAACCATGCCATTCACTTGCGATAACGTTTATTATCATTCGTTCTATCGAGAGGATGCACCCTATACGTGTTTTGGCTTTCATTTCTATGCGTATTATAGAGCAGTGCTATTTATTCTTCGCCGCTTTGATCCGCTTCACGGTTTCAACCACCTCAGCGTCAATGGCGTCCTGGATGCCCGTAGAACGCGCCTGCGCTTCGTTTGAGGACATCTTATGCTCAATTTCGATCTGTACCTTGGGATTGTAGACTTCGGGCATGTAAGCATTAAGCAAGCACATCCTATCGAATGATCCAGAAGGCTTCAAAGACATATCAAATCTAACCTCATTCACGTCATCGATCTTCCGATAGCGGATTATATCGACACATTGAGCGAATGAACGGTCAAATGAATAGTGATTGAGAAAGGTTGGACGGCATATTCCAGCTTGAGCGCAAGCCCAGGAGATATTCCAGCGGTCTAAGAGCTTTGAAAGTACTAAAAGTTTTCGTCGTACATCAAACTTTGCTAATGGACTTACTCCATAACTTCCTTCACGATCATGCTGCAAGGGAGCATTGGACGGTGAAAGAAATCCCGTTTCATCATCAAAAACGAAATTGGTCGCGTTAAAATTTCCTGATATTTCTCTAGGAGCTTCCAGAAGGGCATTAGCTTGCGGATTCACGCGACATATTTAACATTTAAATTTATGGTTGTCAACTTCTTTAAATAAACCTACCTTCTCGGATAAGAGAAGGCTCAAGCAACCAGTGCTAATCTACAGATGATTAGAGATTAAGCTATAAAGCTATTCCACAAGTCTAAATAAGCACGTTCTCTAATGACGTTGGGTAACCGTTCCCTGTTATAAGATATCCGAGAGCAGGGACTAGCCAGGATAGCGCCGGTCGTTCGCTTCTTTTGTCGAGATGATATGCTTGAACTCGTGCCGAGAGTCATCGGCAAGCCTTCTTTAAATCCGATTCTGAATAGGGTACGACCCGTTTATTAAGCGGGATGTTTTCAATAGGAATTGTTTGAGGGCAAGTTTTTATCGCGTATTGTTCGCAGCCGTTTTCATCGCAGAGATATTCTCCCATATCGATGTAACGGCAGGGATCCTGGTGTTGAGAGATATATTGGAGTTGCTGTGTATCGGCGATTTCTTCTTGAGCGTCGGCGGCGCGTTGAAGTTGATACTGGGTGTTCCAGGTATCGTAATAATCGGCTGAGAGGGGAGACAATAAAAAAAGACCCGCGAAAGTAACCGCGAGTCTTTGCTTAAATCTATCCCCGGTGCGTTCCCGGATAACAAAACTATGGGCCGGGGTAGAAATCGATGATGTTTTATTATCCATAAGAACGCAATAGAATCCTACAAAATCCCCTAAAACCTGTCAAGTCCCTAAAAAAATAAATCGTTCGCTTTCACTGGCATTACCGCTCTATAGGGTAGGAGGAACCTAAAATGAAAACGAAAGTCATTCACTACTGCAAGGGATGCAAGGCCACACGCAACCATTACGAGCTAGATTCTTTTTGGTGTGAGGATCTACGCACGTACCTAACTAGCTTGGAATGTTGTCACTGCCATACACACGAAACACTCTGGCACAAACAGTTACTACCAGGCGAACACATCATAGACCTATAATCCTTAAAAGAGCCCAGGGAGTGCATAAAAGCGCCCCTGGGCCTCTTTTTGACCTCGCCAGTTTCGATTTCAGGCCCCTAAAAAATTACTTTGATACCTTGACACCTTGGGTTAAGTAGTATATACTTAGGTCATGGAAACTGTAATAAAAATAAAAGCTTACACCTGTAACCGCTGCCAGCACTCTTGGATTCCGCGCCGCCCCGTACCGCCTAAGGTTTGTCCTAACTTGCAATGCAAATCTCCGTACTGGAACAAAGAGCGCGTCTTTCCTCCCAGAAAAAAAGTATAAATTAACCCTTGACAGGTGTATACTAATAGGTATATACTAAAGCCATGAGAAAGAGATTAACAGACGCGCAAATTAAAAAAATCCGTAAGGAATTAATCAGCCTCTACGGTAGGCGTTGTTTGAAATGCGGGTCTAAAGGTCAAATGTCATTTGTTCATGCTCCGCGTATGTTTACAAAAATTCGTAAAGAACTTTGCGTTGACCATATTTTGCCTCTTTCCAAAGGCGGCAGTAACGAAATTTCAAATTTCCAATTACTCTGCCATGGGTGCAACATCAGTAAGAAACAGAAGTCAACGGACTACAGACCAATTAAGGGGGCTAACATGAAAACCAAAAAGAATTACATCGACGAAGCTGGACATGAATGGCCGACAAACTCAGATCGGGGGTTAAGTAGATCCACCCACACGCCGACGCCGTGGCGAGCGATAGTACCGGCTGGAAACTTCACAAAATACACACTCACAGCGACGGAAGCAGGTCAACCATTCAAACACGGCGATGAAATCGCTGATGTAATGGACGAAGCCAACGCCGCCTACATCGTCCGCGCCTGTAACAACTTCGATAGGCTTCTAAATGCCGCCGAAGAAATGTCAAAGACTCTCGCACAGCAAAAGTATGGTGAACGCAAGGAAGGCCAGCTTGAAGCCTATTTCCAACTTAACGATGCTATTAAGGCGGCGCGAGAATGAAATCGCCAGCTCAAAAATGGAACGAAGCTCACCGCGATAAAGTCCATGCGACTCAGAAACGCTACCGCACAAAACATCGTGCTTTAGTGACCGAACGCACGAAACAATGGGCCCATACTCCAAACGGATTAAAGTCGTGCCGTAATTCTCAATTCAAAAGAAAATACGGCATAACGCTTGAACACTACGAGAACCTTCTTGCTAATCAAAACGGGGTATGTGCCATTTGCGGTAATCCCCCAACAGATAAACGGTTGTCGATAGATCATTGTCACGCTACGAAAAAAATACGTGGTCTATTGTGCTACCGATGCAATACCGGATTGGCGAGTTTTCACGATAATGAAAGTTTGCTATGGACGGCGTATCATTACATCGCCCAAACGGAAGGGAAACAGCCATGACTGAAATAGAGTGTAAATTGGAAGCAAAGAAAATAATCCTGCTCTGTGAATCACACGCGGAACTGTTAAGAACGCTCAAGTGCTTACGCGATAGGCATGGCAACGAAATGACGTTCGATGAATACTTGGAGTTATGCCGGACCATCGAACAGGCGGGGGGCTGATATGCGCCACTACTTCTTAACCGCCGCCGGCTGTACGATTCACTGTGATGAAGTCACGCTGTTGGGTTGGGTGGATTTTGCTCTTGAGAAAGGCCATTTTCCGCTCATTGAACTGATTCAAGAAACTACTAACGAACCGAAAGGGGCTAACTAACATGGAAACTATGACAAAGACGCAATGGAAAAGAGAGCAAGCGTTACGGGGCGCTCTAGCTGTGGCGCGGGTGGCTGATGTGTCTATCTCTGATGCTTACTTGGTGATTGATGCCTTTAAGCGCTATGAGCGTAAGTTGCAGCGCCTGGCAGAGATCGAGTGCAATGGCTACCCTAAACTTGTTGTCGAATATCGTGAAGGTAAACGATACGAATACAACGTCGAAGATGAAACGCTGAAAGCGAAGTGCATGAAACGAGAGGGACAGCTTATGCACAAGGTTATGGAACTAGCACAAGCGCATAAACTCGTCGCTGAGTTTCAAGGCGATCCCAGGGGGCTGATGTTTCGCCTGACGTATCAAGGCCAAGAAGTCAATTACTCGATCTGAGGTTAGCCCCTTGGATGGCTGGCGCATCGTAAAAGGTGCGTCGCCATATGTGGAGCAAAACTCTTGGATGTATTCACTCTCACACGAGAAGACGCGTGTTGTGCTGGGATTGCTGGAAATCACCCTATAGAAGATTTGAAAAATTCGTAATTCGCAAAGAGGGTTGTTGGGGATGGAAAGGATCTACGGATAGAGAAGGATATGGTCAAATAATGATTAACAAGAAAGCGAAAAGAGCACACCGCATTGCTTATGAATTATTTATCGGAAAAATACCTGGCGGTTTATTTGTTTGTCATTCTTGCGATAATCCCATATGTACAAATCCAAAACATCTTTGGACGGGAACAAATACTCAAAACGTAATGGATTCAATCAAAAAAGGCCGTTGGGGTGATAGACGTAAGAAGTATAAAATAGGCTAAATTAGGATGACTCTTGCATAAGCTCTTGAAGTCTATTGCTGTTGCCGGTCTTTGCGCCTCTACGTGTAGTGGCTCAAATCTCGCGGGCGCCCAGAGAATCCATAGGATCCTGGTTCGCGAGGGATCAAAGGTGCCCGTAACGGATATTAAGTGGGTCTTAGATGAAATCGATAGGAACCTGGCGTTATTCTTTCCCTGCGGTCCCTTCACCAAATCTGATCTAATCGCGATCGCCATGACAGAAAGCCGCTTCAATAGGCATTGCGTAGGTACATCAGGCGAACGCGGGGTGTTTCAGGTCATGCCAGGCTATCACCACGCTGGCGACTTATCCGCGATCCCCCTAAACACGCGCCTAGCCTTCCTAATCTTGCGCCAGAAGCTCAAAGAACACAAGGACAAGCGCAGGGCCATAATCGCCTATAACGGCTATCTGGTGCGAAATGGCAGGCTCAGGGATGCGTACTGGCTAGCCGTTCTCAAGCAGAAACAGCGAATCCTATCTACGATCGGTTGACTTCGGGCTCAAACTTATATATAGTTCACTCGTTATTTAGTGGCTCATTCCATTCTAAACGGAGGTTAAAATGTCTCTTTCCATCATCTGCGCCCATCGCTGGGGCGCTCCCATTCCTACCAGTATCCAGAACGATAAAGGCGAACTCACACCCGCGACGCTGCGTTACTGCCCTGGCTGTACCACGACCTGGCGCACTGACAAGCCTGAGCCGCGGGTTGTTACGGGTTTCTTAGAGGATCTAAAAGAAGTGGCTCCTTCCAAAAAAGAGGAATAGTGTGCGTTGGGTCGTGGCTGTGATGATGGTGTGGCTCATTGCGGGGTGTGCCCCGACTTGCCACGTCATGCGCCCCGTCTTTGAACCGCCTGTCTCATTCCGTTATAACGCCTGCTCGGATCACACCAAGATAAAAATAGATTATGAGAAGGGATTGTTAAATGAATAAGAAGATAGCGGCTATTACGATCTACGTGGGATATGGACCGGAGGAAATTGAATACAAGAAGCGCTTACAGAAGATCGCTGAAAAGGAAGGTAAAACAGCCTCAGATTTGATTTTAGACGCCTTTGAATACTGGATGGCGAACGATTACCTTAAAAGAGATGAAAAGTACGTCAAAAAGCATCTTCCTAAGCCTCCAGAGCCCCTTAAAATACCGACTCAGAAGCAAGGTGGGGCTCGTTCCATTGCCTATGACGACTTAGAAGACCCTCCTGCTCCCCGACCCGATCCCTCCCATGTCATGCCTTCCAGCCGGCCTAAGGATTCTGCTGATGTTCCACTTGATCCGGCGTAGGATGTAAGTCTGTATCCGGCGCCGGCGCTTGCTCCGGTACGGCATGAGCGGCTTCCCTGAACGTATGCGCATTATTCATCGCCTGCACGAAGTCTGAGCAAGCTTCTTGTTCATCCCCGCAAGGAACGACCGCAGCGTCTCCCCCTGGCAGTTGATGTTGCGCAAGGACTTGATGCGTGGCGACTCCATCCCCATAATCCGTTGTATCAAGAGCGACTGTCCAAGGTAACACCAGTAATACCCACGGGATCCATTTCATAACAGTCTCCATTAGTTTATTAACCCCAAACATATAACATCAGTGACAAGAGCAACAGCGGGACGAGATAGAAATAGGGTTTCATTCGATGACCTCAAAATCCTTGGGATTAGACAGAGGAAATATTCTTCCCTGCGATTCAATGTCCAGATATACATGCTCTGATTGATAAGGCGATTTCTTGACGATCCAAACA